CGACCCATCGGAATGCTGACGGAATTGAACTCATTGAGATTTTGAACCCATGAAGGCTACCGTCGCCAATTACGAAACCCGCGTTATCTGCCTGCGTATCGTTTGCGCCAATGGCACGACCTTTCGCCTGACGCGCTATCCGTTCGATCTGATGATGAGCAACGCGACGGTCTATCAGACGGCTTCCGGCTATGACTTTTCATCGGTAATTGTCGAAACCTCGTTTGCTGCCTCGTCAATTGACCTTGAAGGCTTCATTACATCTGGTGGCGTGACCCGCGAGCAGATCGCCTCCGGTCTATTTGACGGGGCAGCGTGCTACCTATTCTCTACTGACTTCCTGAATCCTGTCGAAGACTACGAACCGCTGCTCAAATCGACCCTTGGTAAAACGACGCTGAACGATGACCGCTTCACGATTGAAGACATGAGCATCGTCGATAAGCTGAACCAGACGGTCGGCTGGACGCATACGGCGCAGTGTCCAAATACATTCGGCGGGCAGGAATATGGCGGCTGCAAGGTCAATCTGGCCGCTATCACCGTCACCGGCACGATCACCGCCGTCGGCTCCACCTTGTCATTCACCGATAGTTCCCGCGCCGAAGCCGCCGATCATTTCGGATGGGGATGGGTGACATTCACCAGCGGTTCAAACGTAGGACTGCGGGCGATAAAGATACGGGATTTCGCATCCGGTGTTTTCACGCTTTACGATCCGCCGTATTACCCAGTAACAGCAGGCGTCACCTATTCGGCTGTTCCAGGTTGCCGAAAGCGGCTGGTCGATTGTCAGCGCCACAACAACGTGCCGCGCTTCGCTGGCGACCTGTACGTTCCCGTTGGTTCTACCTACCGATCAGTAGGGGGCACGACGCCATGACGCCGGAAGACATCATCGCCGCCGCCCGCCTCGCCATCGGGACACCGTTTTGCCACCAAGGGAGGACGGTTGGATCGAAACTGGATTGCGCCGGTTTGCTTGCCCACGTCTGCCAGTCGCTCGGTCAGACGGTCGTCGATCAGGATGGCTACGGTCGCCGCCCGTTGAATGGCCTACTCGAGGCCGCGCTCGATGCGCAGCCGGCACTGGTGCGCGTGCTGGAAAAACCGCAAGCCGGGGACTTCGTATTGATGAAATTCGAAGACGACAAAGCCCCGTCGCATCTCGGCATCGTCGCCGGGAAAACCCTGATTCACGCCTGGGCGGTCGCCCGCAAGGTTTGCGAACATGATTTCGACGCCGAGTGGCAGCGCCGCGTCGTGCGCGTCTATCGTTTCAAGGAACTGACCTATGGCGAGTAAATCAGTCGGCCAGATTGCCGGCACCGTCATTGGGGCGGCGGTAGGGTTCTTCGCTGGTGGCAACGTCGCCCTTGGCGCTTCCATCGGCGGCATGATCGGCGGCATGATCGACCCGCCAAAAGGGCCGACCGTTGTTGGTCCGCGTCTCGACGATCTCAGCTTCCAGACTTCCACCCTTGGGGCGCCGCTTGGCCGCGCATACGGCACTGTGCCCATACTAGGCAACGTGGTTTGGCTGGAAGGCGACCGCTACCGCGAAGTCATTACCAGCGAAGAGCAGGGCGGCAAGGGTGGCGGCGGTGCAACCTACGAAACAGCCCACTACTACGCCACCTTCGCCGTGTCGCTGTTGCGCGTGCCTGATGCCACAAAGACTTGTGCGCTACGCCGTTTGTGGATTGGCTCCAACCTTGTCTATGACGCCGGATCGGATGACATTGAATCCATCATCGCCTCAAACTCACAGAGTTCGCTTTTCACTTTTTACAGCGGCTCCGACGACCAGCTTCCTAATACACGCTGGCAGGCAGACAAGGGCGCGAATGCCGTCTCCGGCTTTCCCGGCCGCTGCTACATTGTCATCTACGACCTCGATCTTGATCCTTACAGCCGGTCGCTGGCGATGGCGCAGGTCAAGGCAGAACTGACTTGTGCTCCAGCGGGTGTCGATTACGATTTTGTCGAATATGCCCCGCAGGAAACGCATGATTCTGCGGACCAGGCATGGGTCACTGCCGTGTCGTTTTCGTCGTCGGTAGTGAAGTATTCTGTACTGGCGCGTGATTCGTGGGGTGGAACTGCCCGCGCCGCCGAGTTCGTGACTTCTGAACTGGCCGTCAAACAAGAGCGCACCGTCGTTTCGCTGGCGGCTTACCCAATCCCGATCTATTTGATGTGTCACGCCACCCAGTCCGACGTGCCGGTTGTGCCGTTGATCGAAGCCATTGGCTATCCGACCATCACCGCCATCAAGTTTCACTGGATTTACGAGACCGGCCCCATCCACACGGAGAATATTACAGGCATTGGCTACGTCCGACAGGTGGTTGCCATTGATGGATTTGATACCTATCTTGCCAGCGCTGATGGTACCAGCTCGCCAGTATTCAGGTTGTCAGGAACATCCCATGTTGCCAGTAGCGTCGCCAGTTACGACATCGGCGCCCTTGGTGTTTCTGAAAACTATGTCTTCGGCGTGCTGGAGCCGCCATCCGGCGCGGCGACGACAACGGTCTATAAATTCGACCGCGACACGCTGGCGCTTGTCGCCACCTATACCCAGACAGCCCCTTGCCCGGCATCAATACAGGTTGTATCCGACGATGTGTTCTACACCCTCGGCGCGGACAACCACGTTCGCCAGTGGGTGTCCGGTGCCGTCGTTGCCGACTTTGGGGCGTTTCTCAAACGGACCAACATTCCGCATGAACAGGGCGTCCCGTTTTTTGCCGTCCTCTCATCTGCACCTCGGTTTGGGTACAGTTTCGTGCCGGGCAGTTCCTTTCCGGGCGGGTCACTCTATGTCGGGCATGAGAATGTCCCGGCGTCGGTCGCCAATCTGCGCGATATTGTCACCGCCGAGTGCGGGCTGGCCGGGGTTTCTGCCGCCGAAATTGACCTGACGGCACTGACGGATAGCGATGTTCGCGGCTATCGCATTGCCAATGCCGGATCAATCCGCTCGTCTCTGGAAATGTTGCAGGCAGCTTACCCGTTTGATGTGGCGCCGTCCGGCTACAAGTTGCGTCTCGTATCACGCGGCGGCGCGTCACTGGCGACAATCCCGGAGGCCGATCTCGGCGCAGCCTCTGGAGGTGATGCGCTGCCGGTGCTGCTGCCTCTGGCGCGGGAAATGGACACGCAGATTCCCTACAAGGTATCAGTGCGCTACCTTGACCCGGCCCGCGAATACGACATCGGCGAACAGTATGCATCACGACCGGATACCGCCAGTGTCAGTGAGCGCACGGTCGAACTTTCAATCGTAATGACCGGCGACGAGGCAGCGCGGGCGGCTGACGTGCTGAATCAAAAAGACTGGTTGGAGCGTGTCACCTTCGGGCCGTTCAGCCTGCCGCCGACCTGGCGCGCCATTGAGCCGCCCGATGTCGTCACGGTCGAGCATCGCGGTCAGGCGCATTCAATCCGCCTGACCCGCGCCGAGTTCCTGCCCGATGGCCGGATCGAATGCGCTGGCGTGTATAGCGCCGCGCAGTCCTACACCTCATCGGCGACGGCGCAGGAATCGCTCACGCTCGGCCAGTCTTTGGTTCCGCTGGCTGGATCAACCGCCGCCTATTTGTTGGACATTCCGCGTATTCGGTCCGAGCAGGACGTTCCTGGCATGTCGTTCGGCATGCTTGGGCTGGCTTCTGGATGGCCTGGTGGGGCGCTGCTGCGCTCTGACGATTCTGGAAATACCTGGCCGGCTGTTGGCGCGATGAATTCACGGGCGAAGGTATTCACGACAGGCGCCGCACTCAGTTCGCATCATGGTTACAGCATCGACCACGGCGCGGTGCTTACCGTGACGCCACGCTACTCGGCACATGAACTTTCGAGCGTGACCGAAGATCAGCTTTACGGGCATGCCAATCTGGCCGCCTACGGCGCCGACGGGCGCTGGGAAATCGTTGCTTTTCGCACCGTAACCGATAATACCGGAAGCTACACACTAAAAGACTTTCTGCGCGGGCTGTACGGCAGTGAGTGGGCTTCCGGCCTGCATGTGACCGGCGACCTGTTGGTCATGATGGATACGGCGACGGTCGGTTTCTTCGGCCTGCCAACCAACGCGCTCGGGGCCTCGCGTCCCTACCGGGCAGTGACGCAGGGCGCGTCGATAAATTCTGCTGACGATGTGGTCGATGTGTATGAGGCGATCAACCTCAAGCCGCTTTCCCCGGTTGATATCGACGGCGCCCGCGATGTCATTAGCTTTGACTGGTCAATAAACTGGTCGCGTCGCAGTCGCTGGCCGGTTGAACTGTTCAGTGGGGTAGCCGTGCCGCTTGGCGAGAGTTCGGAAAGCTACGAGGTCGATCTGTTCGACAGCGGGTATTCAACGCTCAAGCGTACCTTCACCGGGCTGACCTCGCCATCAGTGATTTATACCAACGCACAACAGATGGCTGATTTTGGGGCGCTTCAGCAAACTGTTCAGGGGAAGGTTTTCCCGGTTTCTTCCGTGGTCGGGCGTGGTTTCCCATCTGAGTTCTCCCTGACGCGAATCATTGGTGTTGACCCCTACATCAGTGGCGTGTCGCTCGGTCTGCACATGGAGGGGGCAAACGGCAGCACGTCGTTTATCGACATCAAGGGCAATACAATTACCGCTGCCGGCAATGCGCAACTGACGACGGGTGGAACACAATTCGCATTCGGCGCTTCGTGCGGGGTGTTCGACGGCACAGGCGATTACCTGTCGTTTTCAACCGCCAGCGCACTTGGGTTTGGCGCCAGCAAATTCACCCTTGATGGACATTTGAGGCCAGCCGCCATCGGCACGACGCAGGATATTGTCGACGCCCGTGGGACCGCTGCGGGTGACAAGGTCAGTTCGTTCCTACTGTTGATTACTGCGGCTGGAAAGCTCCAGTTTAATGCCAGTACCGCCAGCGGCGGCGGCGATGGTGGCGCTTGGACAATTCAACTGACCGGCACGACTACCATGGTTGCAGGTACAGCCTACCATGCCGAGGTATCCCGCGATGACGGCAATGTGTGGCGGCTATTCATCAATGGCGTAATCGAAGCCTCGGCAACCAATAGTTTCACGATGGGCGCACCCGCCGCCACGGCCTATATCGGTTCCGGTTGCACCGGCGTCAGCACCCTTGGCTATTACTACAACGGTCGCCTCAAGGATTGGCGCGTGACGAAAAACTTCTGCCGTCATTCGTCGGCCTTCACGCCGCCCACATCGGCATTCTCCGATGTTTAAGGATAAAACATGAGCGATTCAACAACTCCGTTCGGCACTATCGCCATTGGTCAGGGCGACCAGGCGAGCAAGGCCAATGCCCTCTTTGATGCTGCTGCACCAGTGGCGATTTATGGGCTGAAGGCGTCGACAACGACCGGGCTTTCCCTTGGCTATCACGGCGGGAAAATCTCTGTAAATGGCGTCGTCACCGTCATCGCCGATGGCACGCTGTCGCTTACGCTATCTTCCACAAATTATGTCGAGGTCAATCCATCGACTGGCGCCATCTCGAAAAACACCACAGCCTACACGCCGGGCTATTGGCGCATCGGGCGGGCCGTCACCGGCACCGCTTCGATCACGACCTGGTACGACGACCGTTTCCTGAACTTCGCCAAACAGACGGCGATGCTGACCCGCGCTTTTCCGACCGATGCGAACTACACCGCGCTGGCCGCCGAGGTCGACGTGGATGTCATCAATATCAGCGCCGGAGTTGTTACAGCAACCCGCGACTTCATCGTGCCGATTGCCTTTCCGAAGCAATGGACGGTCATAAATAACACGGCGCAGTCGGTGCGGGTCATCGGTGCTACGGGGACAGGCATCACCATTGCCACGACTAAGACGGCCATCGTCATGGCTGACGGAACGAACGTTCGGCGGATCACAGCGGACGTGTAGCGGTTTCAAATCATCGCCGGCAAAGACCGGGGAAGGGAATAGCAAATGCCTGAAAAGATCGTGCATAACCTGACGACGTGGAAGGACGAGATCGAACTGGCGCTCGTCTTCTGGTTCATCGGCGCAACAATCGGCATCGGTCAGCATTTGCTATCGCCAGATCGGTTTTCATGGCGCGTCATCGTCGGGCGGGCGCTATCGACGGGCGGCCTTGCCGTCGTCGCCGGCACCATGTTGATGGTGCAGCCGAACATGTCTCCGCTTGCCCAAATGGGAATTGCTGCTGGGGTAGCCAGCCTCGGTACAGCCGCGCTGGAAATGGCGTTCCTGCGTTTCGTCATTGGAAGGAAAAGCCCTGATGCCTGATTGGTTGCTGCTACTAATAACTGTCGCTGCCATCATCGGCGCATGCCAGTCTGCCCGCGAACGTTACCGTCACCACAAGCGCTGGAAAATCAAATGACCGACTACACGCAAACCCTGTCGCATCCGAACGTCAAAGCCTTCCTGGCGCTCATCAAATACACCGAAGGCGCCGGATACCAGACGCTGTTCGGTGGCGAACGATTCACCTCTTTTGACGATCACCCGCGCCGGGCGATCACACGCACGCTCGGCGGAAAACCGATCACGTCGACGGCGGCGGGGGCTTATCAGTTCCTCAGCCGTACATGGGACGAATGCGCCAGATCGTGCGACCTATCCGACTTCTCGCCCCTGTCGCAGGACATCGCTGCGCTCTTCCTGATCGACCGCCGCCGCGCGCTGAATGCCGTACTTGAAGGCGACTGGAAAACAGCCATTGAGCGCTGCAATCGAGAATGGGCGTCGCTTCCAGGATCACCCTACGGCCAGCCGACGAAGACACTGGAAACCTGCCTCTCATTCTTGTACGCGAACATGAAGAAGGAGGAAGCCCCGGCCCCCGTCCCTTTCCCCCAACCGAAACTGGAGAAACCATCATGGTTCCGTTCGTTGCTGCTGCTCTTCCGGCGCTAATCAACGCCGCGCCTGCCCTGATTCGCCTGTTCGGAAATGGGGAACAAACCGAGAAAAACGCTAAGGCAGCGGAAACTGTCGCCGCTATCGCAAAGGAAATTACAAACCAGCCGACCGCAGAAGGTGCAGTGAATGCCATTGAATCAGATCCTGCTCAGGCGCAAGCATTCTCGCAGGCCGTCGAGTCGCGCTGGTACGAATTGACCGGAGAATCTGGCGGCGGTGGCATCTCAGGGGCGCGCAAGGCCGATGCAGCAGCGCAGGCCAGCGGCAAGCCGTGGCAATCGCCGGCCCTGTGGATTTCGCTGGCGCTGCTGCCGCTCGTCTATCTGGTAGTCTCTGCTGTTCTCTTCGGCGAAGGCTGGACGAACGACATTCGGGCGATGGTGGTGTCGTCGATCATCAGTCTGGTGCTCGGGTCGGTGACTGGCTTCTTCCTCGGCACCAGTTACGGAAGCCAGCGCAAAACGGAATTGATGAGCAAGTGACGCATGGCACGGCGCGTGATGCTCAACTGCTGGATCGTCGCGATGTGGCTATGGATGGAATATCACGGCAAAACCTACGTCTGGCTGCGCCGCTCGCACGCCTTCGCCGGGTTGATCCCGCATTTCGGGCATACCGAGCGCGTCGGGCTGCGCCGCTTTCGCTCAATCGAGTATCGCCCGCCAAAGGGTCGGCGATGGACTTCATCGGATTTCGTCATTGCCTTTGACGGGCATTACATCGTGTCGCATTACAGACTTGTCGCCATTCGCCGATGGGCGACGAAAGAGCAGGCGCTGGCAGATCACCATTGGGGGTTACATGACCGCAAAAATAATTGACCTTGCCGAGTGGCAATCCGCCCACCCGCCGATCATGCGGATGATGACCGCGCAGGCGAGAACGTTCTATGCTTGGCAGCGGTATAACGCGGTATTGGCTCGCGCATGGTTGCGGATGCTTTTGCCTAAGTGACGCGTTCAATAACTTTAGCTCACTTCAGGCCAGTGCTTGCGGGTGGATTTGCGCGGGCGGTTCATGGTGTCGGTTAATTACAGTTAGCCGCAAGTAGCTCTAATGTTTGAATTGCCATTTCCTGAGGACATCCATCTCCGTCAGCAATGGCCTCAGCAAGTTCTCGCAACTTCTCAAGTGCAAAAAGCTCATCTGAAAAAGATACTGCGCAGAGCTTTCCGCCATTCCATCCGTCATTAGCACTAACTGCGGGCGCTTCACCATTAAACTCAAAAACAGCGGTGTATCGCATTTCAATCCTTTCAGTTAAACATCAACTAAGCGGCAATCTTATCCACAAGCCGACGCCGATCAGGCCGCTTCGGCGCTTCCGTTTTATCGGCAATGTAACGCGCATCTGATTCGCACCAATACGCCCGGCCAATGAAGCTAGGCGCAGGGGAAATACGGCCTTCGCGTACCCATGTGCAGAGCGTATTCTTGTGCGGCGCAGGGCAGAAGTTACGCGCTGCCCAATCGCGGAGAATGATTTTCATGATTGCGCTTTCTGCCGCATGATTTCCTCAGCAATAAGGTTAT